TGTTGTTGATACTATAAGTGAGTAATTATTATGCCGTATATTGGTGGAACACCCACAGCAAACTTTGTAGATATCCCATCCGTAGAGAGATTTAACGGAAACAATTCTACTACCTCTTTTACTTTATCTAGAACAGTAGGAAATGACCAGGACATTGTTGTTTCTGTTGATGGTGTTATTCAAGATACAAATAAATATAGCGTAAGTGGTACAACACTTAGCTTTAGCACTGCTCCTTCTACAGGCACAGGCAATATATTTGTAAACTTTCTTGGTCTTAGCATAGCTACTGTATCACCACCAACTGCTAACAGAAGTAGTTTTACAGGTGGTGGTATGTTTCGTGTGAACGATAAGACAGTTGGTTCAGATGTAACAATAGGTGGTGCAGAAAACGCTAGTGCAACTGGCCCTATCACAGTTAACTCTAATGTCACTATTCAAGTAGAAGATGGCGGTACGTTGGTGATAATATGAGTACGTTAAAAGTAACAACTATACAAACAGCTGATGGTAAAGAAGTTACGCTTACTAGACAGAGCGCAAATAAATCTTGGGTTAATTATGATATGGGTGGAACACCAGCCGCTAGAGATAGTTTTAATCACTCTTCTATAACTGACAATGCTGTAGGCGATGGAAGTTTAAATTTTACTAATTCTTTTTTAGCGGCAAATTATGCTTTTGCTGGGGCTTCTTGTGTTAATGATTCAACAAATGATGCTAACATTGGAATCATAGGCCCAAGAAGAGTGACTGATACTGGAATTACAACAGCTTTTGCTAGGATGCATCACATATACAATTCAGCAGGAGCAACAACAACTTTGTATGATAATGGTGTTAATGGTATGATGTTTGACGGAGATTTAGCATGAGTACCTTCATAGTTGACAATCTTAAAGGTAAGACTACTGCTAACACTATGACTGTCCTTGCTGGTCATGCCACAGATAGTACGACTACAACAAATATCGAGCAGGGGTTAGCAAAACATTGGGTTAACTTTAATGGAACTGGAACAATAGCCGCTAGAGATAGTTTCAATATGAGTAGTTTAACAGATAACACTACTGGTCAGTATGTAGTTGCAAATACAAATAATATGAATAACGCAAATTATTCCATTCCAGCTTCAACAACTAGATACGATACTATAGGTGCGGTGGCAATGTGTCTTACTCCAAGATATTTAACTACATCTCAATACGAAGTTCGTTGTGAGTACAACAATGGAAGTTACGTTGACTTTGAACTTATTTATACATCTAACTTCGGAGACTTAGCATGAGTACCTTAGTAATAAATGAACTAAGAGGTTTAGATGCTTCTGGCTCAATAGCTGTAACAGCAGAAGGCGGTAGTACTACTACTAATCTTCAAAATGGTTTAGTAAAGCATTGGGTAAACTATGATTCTGTTAATCAAACCACAGATGGTTCATTCAATCAGACTAGCTTAACTGATGTTGCTGAAGGTACTTTTACCAGTAATTATACAAATTATTTATCTGGTGCAAGCAATAAGTGTATTCTTAGTAATTCGTGGAATACAAGAAATGACGGTGTTAGTAACAATTCAGGCGCAAGTAGAGGGGGTAGTATGTCAAGTCAGGGGGCTGTGGTTAATTCTACGTCTTCAATTAACTTTCAAACTTTTTATGGTTCTACTGCTAGTTCAAATGGTGCGCTTGAGGATATGAGTGGTTCGTATTGTACAACATTAGGAGATTTAGCATAATGACAACAACACCACAATTTCAAGGCACACATTTATTTGACAGACTATGTTGGGCTAAAGAAAACCTAGACGGAGTGCAATCAGACTATCGTGTAGTATATGAGGACAAGATAGATGAATGTGCAAAGATACTTGTACCTGACCCAAATTGGATGGCTTGTGCTTTACAGGGTGGTATACTGCCTCCTGTTTGGGTATACTGGGAATTAAAGAAGGATGAAGCTCAACCTGATTTTAAAAAACACACTCGTGGGTATTTATTACATCAAACAGAACCTATTGAGGCAATGACAGAGGAAGAGGCAATAGAATACTTAATTCAAAAGGACATACCAGAACACGTTTGGAAGAATTGGGATGAAGGTAATCGTCCAAAGATGGTTATCTGTAGGAAGAATCAACTTCCTGCAACAAGAGAGTGGAGAAACGCTTGGCGTATCTCTGAAGAACTAGCCGCATAAAGGAGATTTAGATGGCTGTAACAACATATATAGTAGATAAGGACGGCAATCAGGCAAATGCCGCTAGTGTTACTAAGCCGTCTGATCGTCATTTTCGTGGTGCTTGGACACTTTCTGGTAGCGTAATATCAGAAGACCTAGATACTGCAAAAACTATTTTTAAAGATAAAATAAGAGAAGTTCGTGCGCCTTTGTTAGAAGCAGAAGACGTTGTATACATGAAAGCGCTTGAGGCAGATGATGCAACAGCAAAGACTAATTCTGTAAACAAGAAAAAAGCTCTTCGTGATGCACCAGCGGCAAAAGCCATAACAGATGCAACAACGATTGCAGAATTAAAGGCCGCATGGGATACGAGCGTATTAGGGGCAAGTCCATACGCATAGGAGTAGGCTATGGCATTAACTAAAATAGCTGATGCGGCAATGCCTTCAGGTGCTGTATTGCAAGTTGTGCAAACGGTAAAGACAGATGGTTTTTCTACATCAAGCAGTTCTTTTGTAGATATAACTGGTCTATCTGCATCTATAACACCTTTGTCTACATCAAGTAAAATACTCGTTGATGTAAGAATAGGTGGATATAATACTGGTGCGGCTACGATTGTTTTATTTAATATGTTAAGAGGTAGTACCACACTTTCAACAGGAACAGCAGGACAAGGAACAGCTTGTACTTTTGCAGTTACAGTAAATGCGTCTAGGTCAGAAACTGCTTCTATGTGTCTTTTAGACAGCCCATCTACTACTAGTGAAACAACCTACAAAGTACAAACTAGAACCGCCAGTAGCAATAGTCTTACCATAAACGAAAGAAGTGGACAGTATAGCACTGTAAGCACAATAACTTTAACAGAGATAGCAGGGTAGACCGATGCCATACATAGGAAAAAGTCCAACTAACGGTGTAAGAACACGCTACCTTTATACAGCTACAGATGGGCAGACAGCGTTCTCAGGGAGTGACAGTGCCTCTAATACTCTTACATACACAGATGGTATGTTTATGGACGTATACCAAAACGGTGTGTTACTTAAACCAACTACTGACTATGCGGCAACAAATGGTACAACTGTAACACTTACAACTGGCGCACAAGGCAATGACGTTCTTGAGATGGTTGTCTATGATGTGTTTAATGTGCAGGGTACATACACCAAGACTGAATCAGATACACGTTATCCTTTCAAAGGCAACAACAGCATTATACGGCTTAATGGTCAGACAATAAGCAATGACCTTACAATAGATAGTGATGAGAATGGTATGTCGGCTGGGCCTATCACACAAAATGCTACAGTCACTGTTAATGGCTACTGGAGTATTGTATGACCAGTGTATTAAATGTAGACACGATTGCGGCAAAGGACGGCACTAGTCCTGTTGGCTTAACCAAACAAAAAGCAATATTAGTATGTGTTGGTTTTAATATGAATAGTTCAACTTTATATGGAGTATCAAATAATACTTCTTTCTCAGAAACTTTTAATGCAAGTTCTTTTAGTGATGTTGGTACAGGTCAACTAGAAACTTCTTTAACTAATAGTTTGTCTAATAAGGAATTTATAATTGCAGGGATGATGAACGCTACAAATAACTGTATAACACATGAAAGTGATTCAATTGCAAGTGTGGTGAAAACAAGAACAAATGATGCAGATAGTAGTGCCGCTCAAGATAATTGTCACTACTTTCATGTCACTGGGAGTCTCGCATAATGGCTAGTGAACTCAAAGTAGATAAAATTACAGGGGTTACTACGGCTGGGTCAATAGATGTGACAACTGGTAGCACAACTATAAACTTGCAAAGTGCTTTACCAAGTGCAGTGTTTGGTATGAATTTAAATTCTACTACCTATGCTGGAGTAGCTGTTAATGAATTACCTAGTAATACGTTAAATATAGCGAGTGGCGTAGATGGAGGACTTGGATTGGCTAGAGGAAACTATACAACCAATATGGCAGGGTTAGAAAATGTATATCCAGATGGAGCAATAGCCGCAAACAACACTCAAAATGTAGATATAGGTGTTACAACCACTGCTTTGTTAGCTACACAACAACATGATGCAGATTCAAGCAGTGACCAAAATTCTTATGGTTTTACTTTGGTATTTGGAGATTTAGCATGAGCAGAGCATCTGATTTAGCAAATCTTATAGCAAGTGGTAGCACTACAATCTTTGGTGAGGC